GTCGAGATTTTCTACAATTGCTTTCAACATGGTTTCCCACCTTTGTTGTCGTTACTGGTTACAGACCAGCCGCCGTAAATGCAGAGGCTTCCCGCCGCCGCAATTCTTTCAGGGTGTATTCGTGGCCCTGATAGTCAACAAAGCGATCAACAGGAACCCCGCCTTTGCGGAACAGTTTGCCTTTCGCCTTGCCTAGAATGTCGTCTTGTACCGCAACAGGCTGTTTTTTAAGCCACCCGCCGTAGGTCATCGATGCCGGAACTTGCCCGTCCATGCTCGCGCGTGTTTCTGCATCAAGCCCCGTTTGGTTCATGCCACGCCATGACTTGACAATCGGCGTCATTGACGATCTGCAATTCGGGTGCGCCGGGGGCCGGGGGCCGCTATCAACGGGCCACGTTTTCCCATCCCGCGCTTGACAAATAGCAGAGGTTCGCCCGTCGAGCGTAGAGACCCACTGGACCTCGGCAATAACGTCCTTGTTGGCCGAATAAAGCGCGTTCCGTGATGTGTTGGCCGTGTGGCTGATTGCAGTGCGAACCACTGCCTCAGCATGACGGCGGTTTATCTCGAATATCCCATCCTTGAAACCAAGTTTCGCAGTCCCGCGCAGGTCTCGGATGATCTGTTGCGTTGTCCTGCCCTCGGTGTACCCGATGCGGATGCTGTCTCGCACCCGCGCGAATGTCGCCTTGTCCAGATCGGCCAGCCACTCCTTCATTATTCTGCCTTGGAATGGTCGCGCGTTGACAGCCGCCACCACCTGCCGCGCTGACGGTAGCACAAGGCTGATCTGGATCGGCACTGCCTTGGCGACAACCCCCGCCTGATAACTGACCTCATATGCGGCAAGGTCTGCCATATCGCCGGAAACTGCCTTGATAATGACCCCCGCCTCGGTCGCGACAATTTCCTTGATGCCTTTCAGCAAAGCCGCTTGCCGAGCCTGAGAAATAGCGGTACGCGCGACACGCCCCAGAACCCTTTCCTCAAGCCGCCCAAGCATCGCCCGAACGCGCCCAACCGTCCCTTTGGACAACCGTTGCAGACCTATGGCGTGGCTCACTTCCGCATCGAGAATGTCGCTATTGACTGTCACTGCATCAACCCGCCATTTGAATTGGCGAGGGCCACAAGTTCTGCCTCAATGTCGGTGTCCTCTGGCAATGCCCCGCGCTCTATCATCGTCCGCAGGAATAGTTCCTGAGTGATTTGGCCCGTGTTGACTGCCGACAAGAGCATCGCATTCTCGCGCGCGTCCATTGGCGCTACCGTAAATTCTTTATTCACAATGACAGAACCGCCCTGTGGCTCGCCTGCATATTCGGCCATATACGCCAACACGTTCTCAAGCGCATCTTTTAGCGCATCGGCTGTTTTCGAAAGTGTGGACGTCTCCTTAACTGCGTCAATGGCTGCGCCTGTGGCCGACTGCGTGGCAGTCTTGCCTGTGATAAGTTGCAGGCCCATCGCCTCCATCTGGAATTCAAGCCGCGCAAGGTCCGTCCAGCCTTCGCCCATCGCCTTCCCATCGGCCTCGACCCATTTAACATCTGCCGAGGGGTCCGAGGTCCGAATGATGCTGGAAACGGACAATTCAATCGGTTCATCTGGTGCGATGCCTCGAACGAACATCACAGGGACGCGCGCGACGTGCAGCAAATTGCGCTGGTCACTCTGGGATTGCCAGTGAGCGATGTTAATGTCTGCCAAGTCCTCAAGCACTGGCTCGCCCATAAAAAAGTCATCCGGCCCGAGAACCAGCGGTACAACGGTTATATCTTGCAAGCCTGTCAGATGCGGCCCTGAGAACAAAGCCCACTTGTCTTTTGAGTTCTTCCGATACAGGCGGAATGCCGCGCCCTGATCCGTTCTGTCAATCACGCGGATTTGCTCAACCTCGATTTGCGCAAACTCGTCTTTCGGGTCCGCCTCAGTCACGCTTTCCGATATTCTGATCTGTGTCAGTGTCGGGCTATTGTCTATAATCTCCGTATGCCAGCCGAGAATGTCTTCCGCGCTTAGGTGCGTGAGGTATGGGCGCAGGTTGCGGCTGTCGGCCTGTGCCACAGTCACCACGCCTTCGCGCTGGGGGCTGTCCACCATTATGTAACTGACCCCCGGCCCTGCGAGCGCGTCTGCAAACACACTGGCCGAAAAAACAGACAGGTCGTTCCCCATCAGGTCCACGTTTTCGAGATATGCCAAAATCCGAGGAGGCACATCTTTCCCCGCTTGGATAGGCTGGTCAAAAACGCGTCCAGCCATGTCTTTCACTGTTTTTCGGTAGCCATTAAATAGCCACGATATTTTCTTGCGCACGTCATAGTTGGCATCAGACTCCGCCTCGAATTGGGGCAAATATGTCCGGCCCCGTTCGCGCATCTCATGTGTGCCGCCCATCAATGCCCAGCCCTTATCACCGCGAGCAACAAGCTCCTCACTCTGGCCTGATCGTTTCCCTACCGTCATATTCTCAACTCCTGTGCTGTGAACGTCTGCCGAACGACAGGCATTTCGTACGCGATAGGGTATCCCGCCGCGTCGTTAGAATGGTCAAGGCCGGATTGTTTGTCGGGTTCGCCGTTCTTATTATAAGCCTGCTGTTCAAGGCAGCGCGCAGTTTCGGGCGCGGCGTGTGCGTTGACCCAGACTTTCTGCGTTGAGAATGCCCTGTTTACCGCTGCAACGCGGTCCTTCACGCGCGGGTTGCTGTTCTTGGCCCTGACGGTAAACCCCGCCTGCCGGAGCATCCCAATATCACTCAGGCTCGCACCTTTGCTGGACGTGTTCTTGCCGCTGGCGTCAGGATAGATAATCATCTGGTGGCCTTTGTACCTGTCTTTCAGCGTGTCGATCACGCTCGGAGTGTCTAGCCCCTCGACAATTTCACCCACGAGATGCCAGCCGTTATCGCGCTTTACATACACCGCACAGGCCATATTTCCAACATTGAAATCCATTCCGATCCTGAGCAACTCGCCCGGCGTCGTTTCAGTTTTGCCGATTATTGTTTCTGTCGATCCGTTCTGGGCGCGGTCGAATGAGCTATAAACAGTCCCGCTGGTCAGGTTGACAAACCTCCCCTCGATATAGGCCTCGATCAGTTCAGGCGAATAACTGGCCCTGAGATTTTCAAGGTAGCTCGCAGGCAGAAACGGGTTCGAATATGTCGGCGCTTGGATTATCTCATATCCGGCAGCCTTGTTTCTCACCCATCTGTCATAGACAAACCGGAATCCCTCTGGTGTCGTGTATGCCGAAGCTCGGTTCACCACATTCTGGATGCCTTCTGGCCGCTGCCTATTTCTGGCGATGATCTGGTTCCAAGCCCTGCGCGCGTTCTCGGTTTTGAGCGTGTCGATTTCGTCAACGTGCGCGCGATATGTCTCGTAACCCACAATCCGGTCGGGGTTGTCCATTGTCCTCATGACGAAATCGCCGAAGCGAGGCCATGAGGTATAAACGATGTTGTCCTGTTTGTTCCACCTGTGCGGAATGCCATGCTCTGAGAGTTTCTCACATATCCTAGGCGCAGTTATGAGCCTCACAAGGTCGTAGGTCGGCGCATACATGCCGATCAGCGCGCTTGAGGAATGGGCTGCGTCGCCGAGCGCAGATATGGCCAGCACCTCGGACTTCCCCGCTCCGAAGCCAGCCACAAACGCAGGGTATGGCGCTGTTGATAGAAGAAACCGCTCTTGCGGTTCAGTCAGATTAACTTTGATCGGGTTCGGCACGTTGAATAACAAATCCAGTAAATGGCTCGGATTGGTGGACTGTCAGATCGTTCTCGACTTTATCTTTCTCTCCGAGCATCTGTTTGCCCTTCCAGATTAGCATCGCAGTGTTGCCATCCTCGCAGGCTTTCCATTGCATCCGGCGCAGGCTGGCCTTCCCCTCGCCTCGCTTTTGATTGAAAAGATCAAGAAAATTCTTATACCCCCGTTCCTTGCATCTCAGGTCTAATGTCGGCTCGCTCATATTGAGAACAGCGCAAACTTCGTCCTGTGTGCAGTGGATGCGCACCATTGCAATGAGCTGATCGAACATCTTGTCGTCCATCGGCTTGCTCGGTCCTTTTGGTCCAGT